ATTGTTAACTTGGATGACTTCAACACAGAGATTGATTGGGATGGAGATGGTTTCAGTGGCACAACCTGCTGGATACCTGAGAATGTAGACATCAACTTCGGTATCGGTTCTTCGATAATAGTAGTTGGTAGAACATCTCAATCTCCTGACAACCCAACAAGTATCAACGTATCAGGGTTATTTGTTGTGAGCAATCGTGGTGGAAGCCCTGAGCAGATTGATGTCGTAGAGGAAGACGAAGATTGGTTCTTCGACTGAGGTGCTTACTATGGAATACAGTATGACTACTGATTCCAACGGGGGTCTCGTTATTCAGGGGAGAAGTTTTGCCTTCCCCTTGGATAACGTAGACTTCCTAACTTGGAAGTACAACCCTGAAACTAGCCACTATTGGCTGAAGTTTCACTTTGAGTCTAAAGAAGTTAGACTTAAACTAACACTTGGAGAAGTGAATAAAATACTAAAGGAATGGAAAGGAATAGAATTCAATCCTGATGATTATAAAAATGGTGATAAATATGAGTTGGACAAACAACGATAAAACAAAGGCAGTGCAAACGAAAGAATCTGATAAGGGTAAGTATGCTCTTCGTAAGAAGGCCATGCTTGAGCAGATAAAACAAGCACAGGAGAACAACAAGTCGTTCCTGTGTCTTGGTATTTGGGGAGAACCCAAGTCTGCTAAGTCAGCAACCGCTATGGATTTGTTAACGGAAGAAGACATCAAGAATGATATGAAAGTTCTAGTGTTTGACTTCGACAACAGAGCAATAGATGTGAAGAGGAATCACTATGGAAACATAGAGAATCTGATAGTATACAACCCGATAGTCAGGAAAGATGGAAGTCTAGTTGACTTCAATGAGACTATGGACAATGCGAGAGCATTCTACCAAATGGCTTTAGAGATACTAGAGGAAGACAAGTTGAAGGCAGTCATTGTAGATGGAGCAGATAAACTCCTGACAGATGTATGTGAGACTAAGATGCGTGAGAAGCATGGCATGGATGCTGATACAGTTATCAAGCAACCACCGTATGTTTGGGGTGATAGAAACACTCCTTACAAGAACTTCTTGCACAAGCAGATACTAGAGATGCCATGTCACAGAATTGTGATTGCACACTCTAAGGACAAGTATGCTGGTAATCCAAACCCTGTTGGTGTTGAGGCTAACTGGCATTCTTCAACTGAAGACATCTTTACTGCGACAGTCAGGATGTCTAGAGACATCAGGAAGAATGGTGCAACCTTCACCGCTATGGTTGAGGCAAGTGCTAGGAAGCCTGAGATGATTGGTAAGAGATTGAAGGTCTTATCCATCGAAGATGGCAAGGTAGATTGGAACGGTTTCCCTGAGATTAAAGCAGGTGAACTTTGAATGAGGAATAGATATGAAAATAAGAATGAATACGAAAACGCTCTCTGATGCGTTGACAGACATACAGATGAAAGGAAAGTACCACAACGGAGACACTGCGAAAAACAGTCAGGTATCTGACTATGCTATGTTGGAATTAGATTCTGATGCCTCAACCGTTACACTGTATAATGCAGATAATACTACTGTTTGTGGCATAACGATAGAGACTCTGACTGCTGAAGAGCAGGATGTTGGTCTAGTAACAATAGAGATAGATAAGACTCTGAAGTATCTGAAGACATTCAACGATAGTGTTCTAATCGAAATTGAAGATTACGTCAAGGTTAGTGATGGCAGTAGCACTGCCTCACTTCCTCTTGTTGTTTCACATCCTAGCACTGCAATGATTGCTAGATTGCAAGGATACGAAATTGATGAATCCAATCCGATGTTTGGAAGTGTTGAGTTTGAGACTATCGTTACAACTAACTCAGACAATATTGCTGATGCCGTAAAGCGATGTGATGTAATCAACAATGCAAGATATCGTTTTGACATTGACGAGACCTTTACTATGAGTAGTGAGAAGTCTATAACGGATAAGATTGTCACAACAGTTTCTACTACTGAGATAAATGGAGACCCGTCTACTGTTGAAGTGACTGGACAGTTTCACAAGTTCTTCCCTAAGAATACAGAAGTCAAGATATTCTTGAAGGATGAGTCTCCTATTGTTTGGAAGACAGAAGATAGGGTATTGATTAAAGCCCCTTACATCGCAAGGTGATAATATGATAATTACGAATACGAATGCAGGTATATGTCTTAGATGGCGTGAAGATGGAGAGAGAAAGGAGGACTTAGTTTCCTTCAATAAGTTTCAACCACATTTCTTCGTAGAGAGAAATGCACGTTCTGTCAAACTAGATGGAGATACTATCTACATCAAGGATAGAGAATACAGAAGGCAACTCAAGGGGGGTAGGGGGGTAGATACCTCTTTTCGTATGAGTTTATCATATGAAACAGGTGATTGGAAGAACCTTCAAGGTAGAGAATTGGTCAAGGTTACTTGGTATCCTAGTCATAGTAAGTACATGAGACAGGTGAAGTCTTTCTTTCATGACAGAGGTGAAAGAACATATGAAGCAGATGTCAGGCATCATTACAGATATGCCGTTGATATGATGGATGAACTTCCTGAGTATGATATGCGTAAGTGGTATTGGGACATGGAGTGGATGCAAGGCGGTGAGCATGATGGTGCTATTACTGCTATCGTTGTTTACGATAACTTTGATGATGAGTATTATACTCTTACTTGGCAACCTGAAACCGGAACTGAGAAGGAGATGCTTGAGGAGTTTGTTCTAATGGTCAGGGAGAAAGACCCTGACATGCTCATCTCTTGGTTCGGATGGAAGTTCGACTTGCCTAAGTTGATTGAAAGACTTCATGAGAATGATATTGACCCAAGAGTTTTATCTCCTTGCAACGAGGTTGATGGTGTGTCTTTCTCCCTATCTCAGTCTAAGGTAAAACTATCTTA